AAAAGGGCTCTGTCCATGTAGTACGTGTTGAACCGGGCCATCACGACTCCCCTTCAGGAGCGTCCCTGTGACGCTCCCCGCGAGTGCCGGGGACTCGAACCCCGGAGTGTGCCGCTCACCCTTACTTGCTCCAGTCGCACGCCATCTGGACGAACATCCATCCGAAGATCAGTGCGAGAAAGATGTTCTCACTCACCGTACGCATCCTCACGCTGGCAGTCCTCGAACGGCTCACACTCGGCCTCTTCGCACTCCCAGCACATCGCTCCGGCCACGCCTATAGCGGTCTCGAAGCAGTCCCGGCATGCGCACGGCCGGTATCCACTCTCCGGGGCCTTGTGCACCACCGACACATCGGTGATACGACCGGCGGGAGTGAGGACCACCGACACGGCCTTGCCGACGACGTGCGAACCGATCCAGTGGGAAATGGACCGGTTCACCGACGTCCGGTTGGACGTGCCATCCTCGAACGTGATCAGCCAGTTCGGATTGCCCAGCATCGAGTTGTTGAGACGCTCGACATTGGAGACAATGCCGTCCTTGACGATGACTTTGCTCATGTCCACTCCCTTTGTCTTACCACTTGCGTGGCACCCTCACCCTTGCGGGTGAGACGCTCGCAGCCTAAGCCGGTTTAACGTCGCTGCGACGACGGTTAGTTGATGGCATCATCCGGTTCCCAATCGTACGGCTCACGGCCGTACTTCAAACGGTAGGCCGCGTTCAGCCGGTCCGTCTCTCGCCGAGCACTCTCTTCGCTCAGACACACGGAAACGTACGTGCTGTCATGCCCGTACGTGATGACCCAGACGTCCATGAGCTCCACTCTCCTACTTCAAGCGAGCCCTCACGGCTCGCTCAGCGCCCTTCCTGGACTCGAACCAGGATGTATGCCATCAGGGCTGCAATGCTATGGAAGCGTGATGCCGCCATCCTTGAAGGGATGCCAGGGCGTCTCGCGCCAGTCCAGAACGTTGTTGCTGCCGTTCTCGGACGGGCTTGTCTTGCGAACGAAGTGCACGGCGTAGTCGTAACGCCACGCCTCCGTGTAGGGCTCGTACGGCTGGCTGGCATAGAACGTGCCCGTGCCGTCACCGTTGTCCTCGTAGCCACCCTCGAGCCACTGGAGGGCGTCTCGGACCTCATCCTCAAGGTCCTCGTCGTTCTCGTCGCAGTCCACCACAGGGCGGACATCGTTGCGGCTTTCGTGAAGCGTGACGGTAGACCACGATCGGTCGATCCAGCCGTGCTCTTCGATCGCGTCCTCAAGACGGATGGTGTCGGTCTCGGGGTCGAAGTCGGAGTCATCCTCCCACTGCTCCCGAACCTCAGCTTCCGTCTGGCCGGTCATCTCGGCGTACTCCTCCACCGTGGCCTCCCACTTAGCGCGGGAACACGTGATGAAAGCGAAGATGTGTGCCATTGTGTCCACTCCCTTGGTGATCACCATACTTGCGCATGGCACCCCGGCCCCGAAGGGCCGGACGCTCTGGGCCTAAGCCGGTTTAAAGTCGCCCAGACGACTAGTACAGCTCGATCGTGTGCAGCAGCTCCCACTTCCAGCCTGTCCACTTCCGGGCTGTCAGTTGGGCGTACCCATAGGCGGGGCTGACGTCCTTCGTGAACTTGTACAACGTGCCGTTGCGCTTAACGGTGCGCTCGGCGAACTCCAATGTGACCTTGCGGTTCATGTCCGTCCCTCTCTTGCCTGTTCGAGATCATCGAAAGCCTGCTCCCAGGCGTCCATGATCCGCTTGACTTCCCACGGATCCATGCCCAGCCTCTCGGCTGTCAGGATCTCGCTGTCCGTGGGGTGCCCTTCCGGCTGGCTGTTCATCACTCACCCAATCCGGTGCACCGCTTAATGCGGTACCCCTCGTACTGCCCGAAGAAGCCCTCGGCGAAGGCCTCGGCCTCCCAGTAAGTGTCAAAGTCCTCTACGAACAGTTGACGCTGGAGGATGCTCTTGGCTTCCGGGCGGAGTGCGTACAACTCGTACCACACGCTTTGGTCCTGATACTCATTCACGAGAGGCCGCCCTTAAGGCGACTCTCGAACGGATCACGCTCTGCGTAGATCCTCATGCCATCGCCACCTGATAGACCAGGTGGTCAGCGGTGTTGGCGTACCCAGCCAGGGACCACACTTCGTAGTCCAGGTCGGACGCCCATACCGAACCGCCCTCACGGAAGGCCTTGTAGGCCTCCCGGTAATCCCGGTTGGCCTGCTGTGCCTCAAGCAGAGCGGCGTACAGTTCGATGCCCATGATCAGACCTCCACGATTCGGACAGTGTCGGGGCGCTCATCATCCATGATATCCATGGCCGCATCTTGCGCCTCGTACCAGTCGTCGTGAGACGAGACGGTCACCCAGCAGTGGGTGAACACCTGCTGAAGTTCGTACATGATCAGACCTCCACGAAGTACGTGGCGAACAGGTCCGCGTCGAACCAGGCAACCGAGTTGTCCTCGAAGAGGACGGCCCTAGAGCCGTCCTTACGCTGTCCCACCGTGATGCCAACCAGGTTGGTCACGGTGTTCTTGACGTTGATCATCCTGTCCTTCTCTCTCTGCGGAGCCAAGAGGCTACAGGTGAACAGTCTTTCGCCGCCGTTGCTCAACTGAGTACGCAACTGCGCCCCGACCCGAACCTTAGGTATACGGGCTGACGCTTGCATAGCACTCAGGTGAGTACGTGTCGACGAGCATGTCCTCCTGTAGCCGATAGCTCTTACAGGGAATGCCCAGGCGCCCCGAAGGGCGCCTAGACGTTGGACCGTCTGGTGAGCTAGCTCGATGTTCGTGGCACGCATTAAGCCCTGCCCAACGTCCTTGATCCTCGCGTTCGGTGCACACCTTCTCTATGGAAGCAGCAGGGGAGTACCTAGCGGCGGGGAGGACGTTGGCGGACGGCATGAAAGCCGCTAGCGACCGAGTGTCGCTCACCAGACGTCTTACTATTCAGTGCTCCCACCGTCCGGGGCTTGTCCCACAATGCCATCCTCGCCGGTCACGGGTGGGCTGCTTCCGCAGTACTCCACAGATGAGCTTCGAGGCCTGGTGAGGCCGCGTCAGGTGTTCGCACTGTTGAGTTATCAAGGAACGTGGTTCCCAGCACCACCCTGACCCTTGCGGGGTCTTGCGCTTGCTGGCTCTTGCGTGTCCTGCCGTGGTGCTGAGGTCGACCTTGCCCTAGCCTTAGCGGCTTGTCAACCCCTTCGTGAGGGCCCTTACGGTTCCCCTCAGCCCCTTTCGGGGCGATGAGCGCTGCTTACCGGCCACCCTCTCGGGCGACAGTCCGCACTTTGCGTCAGACGCTGTGGGCTTCCAGTCACAGACTGGACGGCGCTTGCCACTCGGGAGCCTTGCTGGCCTCCCTGTCAGTCTCCGGCCCCCGTTCCGGCGGGCCGTTGTGCTGACAACGAGAACATTGGCTGTTTGCTCGAATCTCGTCAAGCATCGCAGGTCAGAGCCCTTGTGAACATCTGCTGTTTGCTTGTGCTGCACCCCGAGCAAACGCCTGATTCCGTAGAAGAATCATGGAACTGGTTCATCGGTGCAGGTCAGCGCCGTAGCGCTGCCCACAGGCGGGGGAAGCAGGGCAGAACGGACACATCGGATAGCTGCAAGGGACAACAGTACAAAGGTTGCTACAGAGCTGGGATGGAACGTCTACTAATGTCCGTTCTTGATTTGCTGTTTGCTGCAAATCCTCACACGTGAGGGTTCTTGGAACGCGCGCGCACGTAGAGGGCCGCAGCCCCCAACTTGTCCGGATCATCCCCAAAGCGAGAGATGCCCGTGTTGCACCCGTTGCACAACAGTCCACGCACACATGCCCCACATGATCCCTTCCTGTCACAGCATGCGTGGTCATGGTCGATATCGAATGGCTTGTCCTGCTTCACCCCACAGATGGCACACTGTCCGTTTTGCTCCTGATACATACGGTCATAGTCCTCTTGCACCATGTTGTACCGAGCGAGCACGGCCTTACGGGCAGTCTTGTCCCTGTTCGCACGCATGTAGTCACGCATGTACGCGTTGTAGCATTCCTTGCACTTAGCACCATTGGTCCTCGGTGCACCACATGCGCACACTGTGCTAGCCATAGTCCCATCCTCCACATCTAGGCAAACATGTCCCTTTTCACCACGATCTTAACACATTGCCCACGTTAATGTATGTCTGGGCCGCATAGTGGTACACATCTGTGCATCCCTCGCGAATCACCCCCGCGATCCATGTCCTGACATAGTGTATCTATCCACACACGATGGGCAAGCAGGGCGAATCGTACATACCATGGCGGCCTGGGGCATACCGACCCGCCCCTTTTAACTGGGGCTCGACACTGGTTGTGTGAGACCCCATACAATTTTGTCATAAAACTTGACGGGGACAGGAGGACTAGATGTCACTCTGTGTACACCAAGACCCCGGTCTATGGTTACCCTCCGAAGTAGTTTGGTAAAGGTTTGGCAAGATGTCCTTTCGGGAGGCCCATGAAAGCCCTCATACTATAAGTACAGGTTGAACCTGCGAAGCGGTTCGCTGAACAAGCAAGCAAGAGGATGCGCAACCAGCCGACCCACAGGGAGGCTGGAACAGGCGCCTACAGTCTTAAGGACGAGGGCAGGCCCTTGAGGGCCCTGCCTACCCTGGTACTCATCCGTTCCCGGAACCTCCCCCGCTCCAGGACACCAGCCCCCAGGCTGGGGGCCGTAACAGTCAAGCACCAGTCCAAAGGGGAGTCAAGTGGCTAGACCAGTTAACAGGACCACTCGGGAGAAGAAGGACACGATCCTCACTTACCTGAGGAAAGGGATCCCGTTGGCCAAGGCCCTGTCGGACCTTGGCATCACCAAACAAGCTGTCCAGTACTACAAGGAGTCTGACAAGCAGTTTCGTGAGGACTACAAGCGACTGAGTCTCATGGAGTCGGCAGACTCATCCGTTGGCAAAATTGAACTCCCTGACTTCCCCGAGTTCTGCGAGAAATACCTGGACACCAAGCTGTTCAACCACCAGCTCCAGTGGTACGACGTCCTTGAGGGACGTCCCCCTCGTAACCTTCATGAGAACCAGGTGTTCAAACAGGGTGATCCTGGAATGCTCATCGTGAACACGCCGCCTGAGCATGCGAAGAGCACGACGATCACCGTGAACTACGTTACATACCGGGTCTGCCAGGATCCGAACATCCGAGTGATCATCGTGTCCCAGACTCAGGAGATGGCCAAGCGGTTCCTCAGAGCGATCAAGGATCGCCTGGCGGGGGTGAACCCGTCGTACCGCAAGCTCCAGGCCGACTTCGCTCCGGACGGTGGCTTCGATGCCAACTCGGCATCCTGGACCGCTGACAGTATCTACGTGAACGCGGAAGCCCGAGACTCTGGCGAGGCGACGCCTACCGTGCAGGCCCTGGGCATGACCGGTCAGATCTACGGCAACCGTGCTGACCTCATCATCCTCGACGACACAGTGACGGGTAAGAACGCTCATGAGTTCGAGAAGCAGATCGACTGGATCCAGCGGGAGGTCATCAACCGACTCAGCTATCCCGGGGGCACCCTTCTACTGGTGGGAACGCGCCTTGCTCCTGTTGAGCTCTACTCCGAGATCCAGAAGCCAGAGTGGTACGGTCAGGATGAAGAGTCTCCTTGGACGTACCTCACTCAGCCCGCTGTACTTGAGTTTGCAGAGTCACCCGACGACTGGACTGTTCTCGCACCCTGGACCAACCGACCCCCGGTCTCGCTCGGAGCAAGACGACTGGTGGAGGCAGGGCCGGACGGACTCTTCCCCTGGCACTCGGGCAAGGCCCTAGCTAGGCGCCGAGCCACCAGCTCGGCCCAGAACTGGAAGATGGTCTACCAGCAAGAACAGGTGGTCGAGGATGCGATCTTCCCAGCCAACAAGGTTGCTGCGAGCATCGATGGGATGCGTGCCGCAGGCCTCATGTCACCCGGGGCGCCCGGCCATCGCGCACATGGAATGGATGGGCTTTACGTGGTCGGGGGTTTCGACCCTGCCATCACCGGACATGCTGCCGCCGTCGTGCTCGGTGTCGATCGAATGTCAGGTATGCGGTACGTCCTCGACGTATGGACAGCCCCCAATCAGAAGCCGGACGACCTCTTCGACAAGCTGAAGGACTGGACCGTCAAGTACCACATGCACGAGTGGGTCATCGAGAAGAACGCGATGAACCTGATGGTCACGCAGAACCGTGACCTCAGGAACTTCCTCGGTAGCCGTGGCACGATCCTGAAGGAACACTTCACCGGGGCCAACAAGAACGACATCGACTTCGGCGTGGCCTCCATGTCCATGCTGTTCGATGGTGCGCTCGAGGACCGAGGTCTCATCAGGCTTCCCAGTCGCTCGCAGCAGGAGGGCGTTAAGTCCCTCGTCGAGCAGCTCACCACATGGTTCCCACAGTCCAAGGCCAAACAGGACACGGTCATGGCGCTGTGGTTCGCTGAGACCCGGGCACGCGAGATCGTCAACGACATCGAGTCTGTGTTCCATCTCAGCAACGAGTACCAGTCTCCTCGCGACCGCGAGAAGCAGACAACGATAGATCTGGATTACCTCTCGCAGACCGCCGCTTACGGCGGCGGTGGAGAGTTCTGGAACTGACCCAAGGAGGGTACTAAGTCATGGTAGACCTTTGGATGCCTGGAGCTTCTAGGCATGACCTGGGGAACCACGGTGCGATGTCAGGAGGACCGGCACGGGCTACTCACCACATCACTTCGAACTCGAAGGACTGGACGTTCACCAACGAGTACGGCTGGTTCACCGGTGGTGGCGCCGACGTGGCACCCCACATCCTTGCCGATCCCTTCACTGGTCAGATTGCCCAGTTCTTCCCCGCCGACTCCCGCAGCCTCTCGCTCCAGAACGATGGGGCAGTGCGGACCAACCGCACCGGCAAGTACAACATTCAGATCGAGTGGGTCTTCACCGCAGGTGAGACCGTGAATGGCAAGGTGTACCACACGCTTGCCGAGACACCGATGAAGCCTCTTCCCCAGATCATGGCGTGGCTTCGCTCGCTCGGAATCCCGGATGTCTGGCCTGGCGGTGAGCCTACCGGCTTCACTCGCGACACTGTCTCCGAACTGACCTGGCAGGGCAAGGGCGGCCACTACGGCCACAACCAGGTACCCGGAAACTCTCACGTTGATCCGGGCCCGATGGGCAATATCTTCGGGGCTAAGCCCGCACCTGTCCCTGCTCCTCACTACGCGGCCTTCCCTGGCGACAAGTACTTCTTCTACGGCCGGACCTCGAAGCTCGTGACCGAGCTGGGCAAGGCCCTGGTTCGGGCTGGCTACAAGGGATACAAGGTTGGACCGTCGCCGGTCTTTGGGCCGGGCGACCGTAAGGGGATCCAGTGGTTCCAGTCCAACCATAAGGAACTGGCCGGAGATGCCGATGGGCATCTCGGTCCTCTCACGTGGAAGCTGCTCAAGGTGGCTCCGCCCAAGTGATCTAAGGAGGTGACATGGCTAGTCTCGAAAGCATCTTTAACCGTGTCGAGGCACTACGCCGTGCTGCCGCTGATCGTGACCAGAGGCACCGAGACGTCCACGACGTCCGGTCAGGTGACATCGATACCGTCATCCCGGGCTCCATGCCTGAAGCCTGGCCTAAGCCGATCGTGGCGAACCTGATCGACACCAGCGCTCGTGACCTTGCAGAGGTCATGGGCACGATGCCCAGCGTGAACAGCACGACTGGTATCACCACCACCGACAAGGCCAAGAAGTTCGGTGGCAAGAAGACCAAGATCGCGAACTACTACCTCCAGTCGTCCGGCCTTCCGGCCGGGCGTCAGGTTGAGCTTGCCGATCACTACACCACGTACGGTCTAGCGATCTACTCGGTCGAGCCGGACTTCGAGGAGAAGCGTCCTCACATCCGGGTCGAGAACCCGATGGGCGTCTATCCGGACTGTGACATGTTCGGTCGGCTCAAGAGCTACACCAAGGTGTGGCGGGAGGAAGCCATCCACTTGGCCTCCAAGTTCCCC